TTGTAGGCAAGGTTCACCTTGAGCAGGTTGCTGTTGACGCAATTGAGGTTGGACACAGCCCAGAGGCACTCGTCAATTGGACGAATGTCGAGGTTGATCTTGACCTCGTGATACTGGAGGGCAATGAGGGGCAGAGCGAGCCCGGGGTTGCGGCAGTACCAGAACTGGAGAGGAACGTAGAGAGTGGTCTCTGGGAGTGCGTTGCGAGGAGCACAGACCTGACGTGGGGCCTCGGAATCGCAAGGACCGTCGACATCAGCGAAGGAAGGATCCGTGATGTAGGTGAGCTGGGTCGTGTTACCGATCATACGGTAGTAACCACGCTCCTGGTCCTTGGTGAGAGTCAGCTGGTTCCAGATGTGCATCCAGTCACCGTACTGGCGGTCAATGCGCTGGCCACCAATCTCGACCTCAACCTGGGAGATCATCTGCTCACCAGGGAAGTCCAGCCAGCGAGCGTACACACCATCGTTGGTCTCTCCATTGGTGCCATTAGCCCGGCCGTAGGCGTTTTGGTTGGGCTGGTCAACGGTCCGTCCGCCGTAGTTTGCCCGGGAGGCATTTGCCATAGACTGGTTGATCTCGGGGAGCGTCACCTGAAGGTAGGTGCGGTAGGCAAGATCTCCGTTGCGGCTGATGGTACAGGTCACGCGGCGTCCGAAATCGGCCTGCCCGTTGAAGGTCTGCTCGATCGACTCCATCGCGAAGTTGGTGTGGCGACGGTAGGTCACCTTCCAGAAAGTAATCTGCGGGTTGCCCGTAAGATAGACATCCTGGGCGCCATAAGCGACAAGCTGCATAAGTCCACCTCCCATTGGTTATACTATTGCTAAAGAAAATAATTTTGGCTTTTGCTCAAAATTACTCACATAAGCTTACTGATATCGACGTTGTTTGACACGAACTTCTCTAAATATGAGTCCAAATAGATCTCCTTTTTACCCTCATGCTTTTTCGAGAAGACGTACTTACCCTCCTTCTTCTCGACCTTCCACCCGTCGTTGACGGCATTATAAACAAATGCCATCTTATGGAGTTGTATGACATCGACCTCGAGTTTTCGAGGGATTTCGGACGAGAGTGAAGGCATTAGAATCCAGCGAGAAAACTTTATCCACGCTCTGCCCGATTAAATACTCTCTGCTAAATTACCAATTAAATACAGAAGACGATCAGTTAGTAGGGATGCCGACATTCAAACCCAAGAATACAAAGAAGATTGTCGTTAGCCATAAGGAATCAACCACTCTGGATGGCAAGCATGAAGAGCACCAGTGTAAATTCGCGAGCAACAGACAAACTTTGATCCCCGAGTTGCAGCAGCAGAAGTCAGCATTGTTAAAAGAACTTGCAGATAAGAACCTGGAAGTAGAAAGACGTCTAGAGATAAAGGACGAAGTGAAGCATTTGAAAAAGGAGATAGCTAAACTGCGACAGAGCGAGAAAGACTATTACCTAGACAACAGTAAACATATCTTCGAGTACTTTGAGTCAAAGAAGGAGATTGCCACCGGAAACTCCAAGCCAACGATGCTAGACGGGTTTTTCAATCTCAAGTCGGGCCCGACAACACCCAGTGGAAAGGACCAGACGAATGTTCAGCAGTATCTTGCAAACATCGACGAAGCGTTTCTCGACATGACGAACTTCGTCGTCCAAACGGACATATGCAGAGGTTGTCATAAAGGCGAGATGGTTCCGGTGGACCAGGAGGGAATCTTAGTGTGTAACCACTGTTCTCTCAGCCTACCGTATCTCGTGGAGAACGAAAAGCCTTCTTACAAGGAGCCCCCGAAGGAGGTATGTTTCTATGCGTACAAAAGAATCAACCATTTTCGGGAGATACTGGCGCAGTTCCAGGCCAAGGAGACAACGCAGATTCCGGAAGAAGTCCTGCATAGCATTAGACAGCAGATCAAGCGAGAACGACTGCAACTACAGCAAGTCACAAATAAGAAGGCCAAAGAGATTCTCAAGAAGCTGGGCTACAACAAATACTATGAACATATTCCTTTCATTAAAGACAAGCTGGGTATCAAGCCCCCTATCATGTGCCCGGAGTTGGAGGAGAGATTGTGTAATCTGTTCATGGACATCCAGGGCCCGTATGCCAAGTACTGTCCCGAGGATAGAGTAAACTTCCTCAACTACTATTATACTGTATACAAACTATGCGAACTGCTCGATCAGAACCAGTTCCTGCCCTATTTCCCTATGTTGAAAGATCGTGAAAAGCGAATCGAACAGGACGAGATATGGAAGAAGATATGTACAGAACTGGACTGGGAGTTCATACCTACCGTATAATTTACTCGAAATGACTAAATCATACGATTAATCTGGAATTTATCGGGGGAATCCGACCAAGTTGGCTCCGATACCGAAACCAGCTCCGCTGCGAGCCTGCACGGCCATGCTCGGAATGTACGTGTCAAGGATGCTGAATGTTGCCGCTGCTGTAAGCGCAATAAGAGCGACCTCGTCCATGTTGAGCGAGCGCTTAGGGATAGCGAAAGCCGCGATGGCCACCATGAGGCCTTCGACAATGTACTTAATGGCACGCTTTAGAAGTTCGCCAAGGTTCAATCCGTCACCCAGGTTCATGTTATATAGTTTGTCAAGAAAAAAATCTGCAGGGCCTTATAGACTTTACAAGCTTATAGACTTAAATATACGGCAAGCTGTAGGGCATAATGACCATTTTCTCTAAAGATGCGAAGCCAAACGTCGAACTTCGTGAGACACCTGACGGACGGCCAAATCCTAAATATGTCGATGTACTAGAGGAAGACAAGCCGATCGCAGGGCAAAAGTTCGCCTGTGTATCCTTCCTGTCTCCGGAAAAGGTTCTCAAGAAAAAGGAGCTGTATTTCTTTGAGTCCTTCCTAAAGCAGTGGGAGCTTACGAAGGCTTTTGAGAAATACACGCAGTTCCTCAACTTCATAGCCTACAAGTACGATATCAAGTTCGACGAACTCAACTCGGATCTGCTGGACTTCTGCGAGAGTGAGAAAGAGAACCTTTTCACTACCAACCTCGAAGACGATTACAAGAACTTCCTCGACGCAAACGAGGAGAGGTTGGAGAAGGAGTTCGGGGAGCAGAACGGCTTCGAGACAAACGTGCGTGGTCTGAAGATTCGAGGGTCCTACCCGACACAGGAGGAGGCGGAGATGAGATGCAAGCTGATTCGCGAAGTAGACCCAGACCATGATGTTTTTGTCGGGCCTGTCGGGCTGTGGATGCCATTTCACCCGGAAGCTTATCGCACAGGCCGCACCGAGTATCTTGAAGAGGAGCTCAATCAATTAATGCACGAGAAGACCAAGAACGAGACCGAAGCTAAGCAACAGTTCGAGAAGCGGCGCAAGGATGCTCGTGTCCAGGCAATGAAGGATAACGAGCGCAAGGCTCTCCAGAGTGGCAATGTGTTGTCCCAGACTCTCGATGAGAATGGCGAACTGGTAAGCGTAAAGGACATGAACACTACGGAGTCAAATATTGATGATGGAGTGGCGGTCGCGGACCTGCAGAAGGAACTGTTCGACGGTGAGAACGTGGTGATAAGCAAGGACACCGACCATGGTCTGAGCCAGCTGACTAACGCTCCTGGTGGCGACCAGCACTAACTACTTAAATATAGACCATATATATAAGTAGTATGGCGAAGAAGAAGAAGAACAAAGCTCAGCATCCGAAGTGCGGCAAAGAAGGCTGCGACGCAGTGGTTCCACTTGCCCAGCAACTGATAGGGAAGTGCAGCAGATGCACACAGATGTACTGCGTCAAGCATCGCCTGCCCGAGGCACACAACTGTGGAGGTCTGAAGTGTATGTCCCAAGAGGAGAAAGATACTTTGGCAGCCTCGATGAGATGCGTTGCTGCCAAAATATAGAGCTCACCAACGGCTCTTCCGCACGCTGATCTTCGGACCTGCACTCCGTTTTTTCGCGGCACCTGGGTCGTATGGATCTGCGTCCTCATCATCGGAATTGAGGTCCTTGGATATCTCCCAGAACTCCTTGGAGCCTAGCTTGAAGTCTCCGTGCGGCTCGGCCCTATACCAGAATATTTGGTCCTGGAGTTTATTCGACTTGCTATTATTGTTTATCACTAGGCACTCATAGTTCTCCGTACACTGGTCCATTACCTGGCAGAATGACTCAAGTGTTGGAAACATTCCTGCATAGTTCTCCCATATGCGTTTGCGATTAGAGATATACGGCTCTCGCAGGATGAAGACGTAGTCAATGTTGGTACGAAGATTCGGTGGAATGCCCAGTGGATACTGCATGGTGATGACGAGCATTATCTTCCAGTGCCTTCCATTCATGAAGAGCATTCTCATGATCTTGTCCTTGGTCCACGTTGCGTCAAAAAGACAATCATCTAATATGACGAACGCTCGAGGATCGATTGTCGAGCGCTTGTACTGTTCAACTTCCCGCTTGACCTGTTTGAGGACGGTCTTCTGCCTCTTCAGGATGTTCTCTACAATAGCTGTGTTGTATTCCTCGTGAATGAACAGCTTGGGTACATGGCTTCCATAGAATCCGTTGCCTGCCTCAGTGCCCGAGATCACCGTCCCTATAGGGATGTCCTGGTGGTAGTAGAGAAGATCCCGCACGAGGTAACTCTTGCCCGTATCTCGTCTTCCGATAAGGACAATTACCGGCCCTTTGTTTTCATCCGCCTTAAATGTGATATTCTGCATAGAGAACTTCTTGAGTTCGAGCGTCATATATGCCGGACATATATAATAAAGGCATTTTGACCGCGAATGAGTTTAAACCTTGCTAATCTAATGTAGGAACAGATAATGGAGTTATCCTATCGGAAGAACGACAATGGTACGCTTTTTTCGACTTTAGGCTCGTCCCCCCACCTGCGTTTCGACGACATTCAGAACTATGTCCCAATGTACGATAAGTACTTCGCGCTAACAGACAGCAACCATAACAGCATCAACTTAAATCACAAGTACGCCATCACAAAGATTGTGGCATCGGAGAGTCAGAACAAGTGTACTGCCTTGGTTGTGGACGAGGCAGGCAAGGTTTCGGAAAGAAAGGTATTCTTCAAGCTTAGCCCTCTCCTGGACCCCATCAAGTATCTTGTTGGGAAATATGATGTGTCGGACCCCAATCTATTTCAACTTCCAGGACGCACCATGTCCGACGTAAGCGCCAAGGTCCAGGACCCGAACAACGCCGCCTACGTGGATTCTTTCGCCACGTACCTCACAAGCCAGTTGCTTCATCGACACGGATTCGTACATGGTCTGGACGTCTACGGATCATTCTTGGCAACTAAGCAGGATTTGGTTATCAATCTCAATGACGACATAGATTACCTCTACGACTCCAGTTTCTTCCACAAGAACCAAGGCTCGCTCTTCACCCTCGATAGCGAGTTCCAAGAGGAACTCATGAACTATGACACCCGTAACATGAAGAAGCGCTTGCGCGTGGCGAAGGACGATATCTCACCTACAGAGTTGCGTTTATCGGACGTGGGAGATCTCTCTGAGTTGGACGATCTCTTCACTACCGATGGAGCTGCTCGCTCCAGCGAGAACCTGCAACTTATGTTCCAACAGGATCCTGATGCAAAAGAAGACGGTAAGGGCGGATCCAGTGCGCGGGCTTCTAGAGATTCTAGCTCAAGCTCCTGCTCCTCACGCTCATCGTATACGGGAGATGCGCACTCACAATCCGCCTCCGAGACGGGAACAGATTGCTCAACGGCCACCGAAGATGCCATCACGGCCACGATTCCTCGTTTCCCGGTACAGGCCATCGCGCTGGAGAGATGTGAGCACACTCTCGACTCACTACTAGTACACAACACTCTCAGTGACAGGGAGATGAGCTCTATGGTAGCCCAAGTGCTTATGGCCCTGGCCACTCTCCAGAAGACGTTCTCACTTACACATAACGACCTACATACGAATAACATCATGTGGATAAAGACAGACAAGAAGCACCTCTGCTACAGACTCGGTGGGACATACTACAAAGTACCGACTTTTGGTAAGATTTACAAACTTATCGACTTCGGACGTGCAATTTATAAGTTCAAAGGGAAAACAGTCTGTAGCGATAGCTTCCATCCCAAAGGCGACGCGGCCACGCAATACAACTGCGAACCCTACTTCAA